TGGGTGCGATGTACAAGGCCGAGGACTACCCAGACCTAACAGAAGTTAGGAAGAAGTTCAGCTTTCGCCGCAGTGTGAAGCCGCTGCCCGAGGCGGGGGACTTCCGCTTGGACGTACCAGCGAGTGACTTGGAGGAGATGAAGCAGGCATACGAGACCCAGTACGCCGAGAAGCTGGCCGATGCGATGCGTACACCTTGGGAACGCCTGCATGAAGTTCTCTTGGGTATGTCCAAGAAGCTGGAGGACTCAGGTGACAACAAGAAGCGGTATCACGACTCGCTGCTCAGCAATCCGCTGGAGCTGTGTGAGCTGTTGACAAAACTGAATGTGACCAACGACCCCAAGTTGGAGGATGCACGTAGGCAAGTAGAGCTAGCCATGCTTGGCACGGACATTGACGAGGTCAAGGAAGATGCGTTGGTTCGTGAGAATTTGAAGTCCAAGGTCGATGCGATCTTGGGTAAGTTCGAGTGGTAATAACATTTGTTAGGAGTAACGAGTATGAGTGAGAAGACATTGGCGATGGACAACGTGATCATTCACGAGAATTTGAAGAAGCACACGTTTGTCGGTGTGAGTGCTACCCTAGACCCAGTGGTTAGCCGACTGGCTACGCTGAACCCACGATGGATGTTCATCGTGACTGGCTCTGTGTTTGCCGGGAACAATACGCGCAGAGCGTCTGAGTTCGAGGTGCGTATGGACAACGAGGTGTTGGGTGAGCTTGGTTTGGTGAACTCGCACAGTAGGGGTACGCTGATAAGCGTATCGAATGACCGCATCAGTGCTAAGAGACAGCGGAGTAACGCTTACCGCACAGACAACGCAGAGAAAGCGATCTTGGCGGCTAAGAAATCATTCGGACGTATGAATGCGGGCGAACGTCTAGACAAGGCCAAAGCGGAAGCAGGCAAAGTGCTCAGTCAGGCTTCGTGGAACAAGGAACGCCAGCACCGTGAGCAGGCGGGTCACATCAACGCAGCTATGTACAACTGGGTACGCAACGAGGGGGAGCGTTTGTTTCTGGAGTTCGTCAAGACACAAATGCCCGTGGCCGACGCCAAGAAAGTATTGGATGCACATGAGCGTGAGCGTGTGCTTGCTATGGAGATGAAGTCAATCGCCGAAGTGCAGAAACTCTATGGCAATGATGAGACGTTGCTGGTGGTCAAAGACGGCGGTAAGTATCTTGCCAGAATGGGGGAGAAGCTGGATATATACGAAGATGCAACGCTACCTATGGACGTACGCATGAAGTTAGGTATGTTGAAGTTGGTGGAGGACGGGGAGTTCATCACCGAAGTAGGTTGCCGAGTGTCAAGCGAAATCTTTGTGTTGCAGGCTGATCTAACAAATGTTAGTCAAGGAGAATGAAATGAAAGAAATCAAATACAGTTCGAAGGCCATCCCATTGCGGAATTGCAATGACCCCAAGTTCAAGTGGTACAACTCTGCCTCTACGGACATACGCAGGACATGGCGCAAAGCTCGCTTGCTCATTCGACTGACGAAGGGAGCTGCTTATGAAAGCCGTTCTTGAGTTCACGTATCCACATGACGAGACCCGACTCAAGCATGCGTTGAAAGGCGAAGAGTATTACCTTGCGCTGGTTGAGATAGACAGAGTGTTGGCAAACCCGCAGCAGTTTGGAGATAGAGCCGACATGCTCGACAGGATTGGATTTATTTTAGAAGGAGTGGTTGAAGATGAGCATTAGACGATGGATTAGAAATTGGTTGAACAGCGAAGATTCAGTTCTGAAGATGGGCAGGTCTGAAGTAGTGGAGAGCCAACAACCGGATGGCTTACAGATTTCAATCACGAAGGCGATCAACGGCAAGGTGCTAACGCTACGTTCGTATCAACCGAACAGAAAGAATGTCCCGCAAGTACATTCTGATTGGCTTACCGAGTACTACGTGATCAAAGATGGCGAGTCGCTGACCGAAGCGTTGACGATGCTGCTAATTACGAAAGGACTAGAAGAATGAGTGGGTTCAAACGGCATCAACTGGAGATTGGGAGCAAGCAGCCCCTACACAAGTACAAACTGTGTGCCAAGTGCGAAGAGCTGAAGCCCCCGGAAGGGGGTGTGGATATGTCGCCGAGCCGGTGGCATTGCAGTGTGTGCTGGACACGAAGAGCAACGAAAAGGAATTTAGTAAATGCCAAGACCGAAACCGCCAGAACCATTGAAGCCGAGGGAGATTAGACTGTCCGACAGGCAGTGGCTGATACTCAAACAACTTGGCGGTGCGCAATGGCTACGTGAGGCATTGGATAAGAAAGCACCGATGCCGAAAAAATATTATGAAAGGATGTTGAATGACAACAGGGATCGAATTTTTGAAGCCAGAGAAGAAACGCAAAGGGCGGGGGCCGGGTAAGAAACCCGCTTTGCTTTGCACGAGCTTGCGTCTACCAAAGAATGTGATGGATTACTTCGACACAAACTTTGCGTACACAAAGCAAGCCAAGATGAGAGAGATTCTTACCGAGTACGTTAACAACCAAACAGGAGTTAAAAATGCCTAAAGCAACGAAACACGCAAACTCAGCAGCATCAAAAATCCGCGCATACCTGCGGGCCAATCCGAAAGCTACGCCTAAGCAAGTATCCGAAGTGTTCGGCGTCACCTCGCAGTACGTGTCTGTGGTCAAGTACGAGATGAAGAAAGCGGGAGAGAAGACGGCGGCCCTGCGGGTCAAAGCATCAAAGCCAAAAGCGACAAAGCCTGAGTGGAAACAGTTGGGTCTGTTTACAGCGGACACCCCTATGCCTAAATTACCCAAACTGCCCAAGGTGGGTGATATCGTTGGTGGGCTTGTGTTCACAGAAATGAGCAACGGCAAGTTCCGTTGGTTGCCCCCTGCACCACTGCCCATGCCCGAGCCCGTACAGCTTGAAATGATCGAGCCCAAGTCCGACCCAGTGAATCACCCTGCCCATTACAAGGTAGGTGGTATCGAGACCATCGACTTCATCGAGGCCAAGCGTTTGAACTACAACATGGGCAACGCCGTGAAGTACATCACCCGCGCCGATCACAAGGGTAGCCGCAAGCAAGACCTTGAGAAAGCGATTTGGTATTTGAAGCGTGAGCTTGAGCACTCGCTGTAACTAAGAACACATAAGGGGAGGAAATTTGCAATCACGAGTGGGTGAGCCTAGTAGATGCGAACCTACACAGTGCGGGTTAAGAGTTCCCCTTATGGCCGAAGACTCTGACCCGACCTACAACGCAGCCGAGGGTCGTGTGCCAATCTACTAACCCTCACCTAACATTTGTTAGAAACTGAGCCACCTTCGGGTGGCTTTTTTTCGTCTGGACTATTGACAATGTAAAATGCTGGTGTAAAATCAAAGCTCGAAAACAAATTGGAGCATCAGATGACACCACGCATGGAGAACGCCCTAGCACTCGCTGACAAGTGCTGGGAGAAAGCCAACAAGACAAGCCCCGAGTTTGTCGAACGCTACCTAGAGTTAGCAGAGCAGTTGCTAATGTCAAAGCCCGTTGTTCTTGGAGATGAGTTCCGAGAGTACTGCGGCAAGAACCTTCTGTTTCGCCCAACGGCACTGCACCCCAACGTATGGGTATCGGGTGTACGCGCACTGAAAACGCTAGGTTGGGTTGAACATCAGGGGTACACCACGCCGACTAAATCGCACAACCACATGCCATCAGTTTCAATGTGGAGGAGCATGATTTATGGCAACAACTCCTGAAGCCAAGGTCAAGGCCAAGATCAAGGCGATCCTCAAAGCCCACAACGTCTACTACGCTATGCCTATCGGCACTGGCTACGGTAATAGCGGCGTACCTGACTTCCTGTGCTGTTTTGAAAGTTTTTTCATTGCGATTGAGGCTAAGGCTGGCAAGGGCACAACTACCGCGCTACAAGAAAAAAACCTCAAGCAGATCAGAGACTGCGATGGCATGGGTTGGGTCATCAACGAGACCAACTTGGACTGGTTGGACAACGCTCTGACCGACATAAAACAACGCAGGGCGGGAAGAAAATGAAAATCATCACCCTCGATTTCGAGACCTACTACTCTACCGAGTTCAGCCTAACAAAAGTTACCACTGAGGAGTACGTGCGTAGCCCTGAGTTTGAAGTGATCGGCGTAGCGGTGCAGGAAGATGGCGGGGAGCCCGTGTGGTTTAGCGGCGATGCTGAAGCCATGCACCAGTTCCTTGCCCAGTATGACTGGGGGAATTCCCTTGCGCTTGCGCACAACGCTGCGTTTGACGGCGCGATTTTGAACTGGGTCTTCGGACTCAGGCCCAAAGGTTGGCTTGATACTTTGTCCATGGGCCGAGCCTTGCATGGCACTGAAGTAGGTGGAAGCTTGAAGGTGCTGGCCGCACATTACGGCTTGGGTGAGAAGGGTACGGAAGTTGAGAACGCCAAGGGTCTGCACCGCATCGACTTCAGCCCCGCGCAGTTAGAGCGTTACGGTGAATACTGCAAGAACGACGTTGCACTTACGTGGGAATTGTTTGGGCAGATGAGTGCTGGATTCCCCGCTGTTGAGCTGCGCCTGATTGATCTGACCCTGCGCATGTTCACCGAGCCAGTACTGCGCTTGAACACTCCCTTGTTGGAAGAACACTTAGCCAGTGAGAAGGCACGTAAGGAA